TGCGTATTGGCTGCCGTGGCGGTTTTGAAGCCGCTGCCCGCGCAGGCAGATAACAGCGCCGAAGCGATGGCGAGGCCAGCGCCCAAAATGATGATGCGTTTTGTCATGGGTCAGTCCTCAATGGGTGGGTTGTTGGCGCGTTCGGCTTTGATGCGCGCCTGACGAGCTGCGCGAGCCGCCGAGGGCTCAACGCCCACGGCACGCAAAACGCCGGTATGGCGGGCTGTGCACTCGGCGTGCGCCCGCTCGGCGTCGGCTCGGTTGCGCAGCAGCTCGGGGCGCATGTCCTTTTCACCTGGCTTCACTTCCAGGGGCGGCAGCGGCTCGCAGGGTGTGCGAAGCGACTCACTGATCTGGGGCTTCAATGGCTGTGCCGGTGGGACCGGCGTTGAACATGCGGACAAAGTCAGCATCAGCAGGACAATCGGTGTCAGGGCTCGGTACATATTTGATTACCTCTTTGATTCGGTCTCGATACACGGTGCGGATCACTTCCACCTCGGTGGCCACCTGGTCGGTGGCCTTGGTGTTGGCATCGGCCTGGGCGGTTTTGGCGTCGTCCACCGCCTTGTCCCAGCGCTCCTGCACCTCGGCGCGCCCGGCAGCCAGATCGCGTTCATGGGCCGCTGTGACCTTGCCTTCGTGCCAGCTCAAGACGCCCCAGATGGCGGCCGCCACAACGGCTAGCGCGGCCAGCCAAGCCCAAAGTTTTGCGGTCATATCAAGCTCCGGTATTTCGGCATCCGAGCGGCCACGTCTTGGGCGTGGTGGCGGTTGATTTGGCAGGCGGTTCGGCGGGTGCCAGGTATGACCCGTTTGCCACGCAAACAGACCGTGGCCACGTGCCCGTCCCATTGGTTGGGATCGCAGCCGCGAGTGAGGCCACAGGCGCGGCGCTCTTTCGACAAGGCCCCTGGGCCGCCGTTGTAGCTGGCCGAGAGCATCTTGAGCGCCTGGCTGTCGTCTGAAACGTCCGCCAGCGCCCGGGATTCGCCCTTCAGCATCAGCACCATGGCGCGTACCTGGTAGTCCGCCCGCTGAGCGCAATTGGCCCAAGTCCAGCCTCTCAGCTGGCGCGGGTAGCGTTGCACCAGCTCGGCCAGTTTGTCGAACCGGCCGTACACCTCGGTGACCTGGCCAAGTCCGCAGGCCCGCTCGCGTCGGGTCTGAAATGTCGAGGCTGGGTTCATGCACTTGGTGCGCATCGAAAAGCAGCCGCTTTCGTGTTCGGCCAGGGCCAGCGGATAGGCCCGGTCTGGGATGCCTGGCCAGACGCTGTTGATCTCGGCGCGGAAGGTAGCCAGGTGGTCATAGGCGCGGTCTGGAATCGTCGTGGCCACGCTGGCCGCCAGCGCTTGACTGGCGATCATCAGCGCGCACAGAGTCACGGCAAGCAGCCTGTTCATGTCACTGCTCCAAGCCGCCGCTGGCCGGGCCAAAGGCCGCAGGCACCGTGGCATCCATGGCGTAGCAAAAGACGAAGATCAGGACCGCCAATACGATGGCATTTGAAACCAATCCGTGCCCCGCCGCGACATTGCCCGTGCGCACCAGCTGAAACAGCTTTTGATTGTCCGACTCGGGATAGTCCCGAAACGCTTTGTAGGCCCAAAACGCCAGCAGCAAGCCCATCATCTTGGAGCCCAGCGCCAGCATGTAAACCAGCATGCCTGCCATGGCTGCATTGGAGAAAAGGCCCCGCAGCGCGCCCGTCTGCGGATCGGTCAAAACGATCAGCAGCGGCCAGAGCAGGAACATGCCGACGAGGAAAAGATGGCGAAATTTCATGGGGTTTTCTCAGGGTTGGTGGCGGCCGATGTGGCCACCAGGTGTTTTTGAGTGACGTTGCCGGTGATGTAGGCGCCAGCGGTGCCCAGCAGCACCGAGGCCGTTGCCAAGTCGATCGTTTTGCCCATGGCCACGAGCAAGGTCACACACAGGGCGACCAGGCAACACAGGACGAACTTGCGCCCGCCGAGGTATTCAAGCGGTTTCATGTTTGGGCCTCCGTGGGGTCAACGCGGCGCGCATTTGGGAAATGCAGGGCCACCATGGCCAGCAACGATTCGGCTGTGACGCGCCGGTCTGGGTAGGCCTGCGTCATCGCCAGAAAGCACCACTGGTAGCAATAGAGCAGGTTGTCCAGAACCGCTCGCAACTGGGGCACCTTGCGTGCCAAGTTCATCAGCCAATGCAACGGTGTGAAGTCGAAAATTTCGGCGAAGTCGTAGCCGGTGCCCAGAGCAATCAGCTCTTCGGCCTTGGCCAGAACCACTGCGTCACGCTCAGTGCCCAGGTCGATCAACAACCACCGCTCCGGGGTGTAGTCGTCTGCCATGCAAAAGCCGTGGCGCGCGGTGGCGTGGTACAGGTTGCCTCGGATCACGATGCCCGCGTGCGGAAACTCGGTGACCAGACGGCTCTTGATCACCCAGAGAAAAAACTTGTCGACCCAGGTGGCGTCGGTGGCGGGGTTGCGGCGGAGAGCTAGGTACATGCAGTCACCTCCCCACAAGCACGCCAGGTCCAAACGTACCCAGCACTGGACAGTTCATCGTGAAGACCCGCCCATAGGCGGCGCTTGGCATGGTCGACAGGTGGGTGCACGCTGCCGATATGTCGAAGCGCGTGGTGTTCGTGAGATTGATTTCCCCACTGATCGAGGCGGCAGAGATCGTGATCAGTTCGCTGTTTGTCTCAGCCGTTCCGCCGCCAGCCACATAGAGGTTTTGCCCTGTGCCCGTGCTCACGTAGACGCCAATGTTTGAAACCGACCACTGGACGGCGTTGGCGACCCAGATCCCAAGGCGGTGTACTTTGAACACCTGAACGTTGCTGATGTCCACAACCCGGATGCCCTTTGGGTGAGTCCGTTCGACGCCGTGCGCAAAGAAACCGCTGTACCAGTAAGAAGAGCCCAGTGAGGTGATGTAAAGGTCTCGATAGGACGATTGATCTGGCTGATACAGACCATTGCCCTGCAGCATCACCGCGATGGCGTTGGACAACCCGAAACCGTCTTCCAAAATGATGGCCACAGCGCTGAGACCACCGCCCGTTCGGCCATTGGCACCAGAGAAATGGAATGCCGCACCGGTGGCAGATTGAAAGTAAATCTTGCTGGCTTGAGACGACAGGCCGCGAATCGAGGAGCCAGAAATGAGCGACGGATCCAACGGCGTTTTGAGCGCCCAAGATCCACGGTCAATGCATACCTCGCCCGACGCCCTGACGGCCAAGTAAATGGCGGGTGCAATGTCGGTTCCAGTCATTGCCTGGCCACGCTCGAACCAGTTGCCTTTACCGTAGAAGTCATTCATAGCGCCGGACAGCTGCGTGCATGCAATCGCGGGTGAGGTCAGCAAGCTCGCGAGGAGCACCAGGAAGGTAGCTATATGCTTTTTCATGGTCACACCGGCAGTTCAAATTTCACGTAGAGCACATTCGAGGTGCAAAGGCTGTTACCGCCGTTGACCGCGCCCGCCGCATTGACGGCCCAGGTGAATCGGTTAGTGACAGTGACCGATCCGAGTGGCGGGATGGTATAGGACACTTGACCGTTGAATTGCCCACCACCATTGGCATCGTTGTTAGGTGAGATTGACCCGGAGAAGCTCACGGTGTTGAAGGAACCACCGCCGCCGCCAAAGCTCACAAAACCAGCGCCACCTAGCACAGCGGTGTTCCCGCCCTTGTTCCAAAGACGGGCCGATGCCGATACGACCATCAGCTTCAAGGCTTTGGTTGTGGATGGGTTGTTGATGACCGTGTTCGCGTCAATGTTGCCGGTCTGACCTAGCGTGTAATTCGCGCCAGGAATCGCGCCAGTCGCGTCGCTCAGCACACCGAATCCAATGGAAGCCAGAACCTGCGTTTTGAGCAGGTTGTTCATGTAGGCATCCAGCTCGGACTGGCTGTAGCCCCACCGCTCCCATTTGAGAGGATCCGTGCCGGGCGCGACATCGTTCCCATCGATCTTCGAGCGCCAGCTCACCCCCGCGTACATCACGCAGGCTTTGTCGGGGTAACTGAGGAAGGCCGCCAGGGCGGCGTCCCACGGCGTCACGTTGCGCAGGCGCTGGTACATGGCGCGTTTGGCCAGTGTGCCTGTGGCTTTGTTGGGCGGACCATCGGGGCCGCCCAACACGGGATCGGTCAAATCGATTTGGTAGACATCTGGTGGCCAGGTGTCGGTTTGGGGAAGAAAGGCCATGCTTAATAGACTCCGTAGTTGTAGCCGCCGTCGTAGTCGGCGAACGCGTTGTAGATCAGCCGCTCGCCCGTGCTCTGGATGTCCCAAAGGTGGCAGCGCGCAGGCGCCCATTTCGAGAGCAATGCGAGGATCTTGGTAGCCATGCGCACAGTCAAAAACGCGTCAACCGCCACCCGATACACGGCCCAATCGCGAGCGCGCCCGTCATAGACCGGGAAACCGTCGTAGGTGTAGACGCCGTCGTAGGACTTGCCGCCTCGCCCCTCATAAATCACCACTTCGCCCAGGCCGAGCAGGCGGAAGATCTCGCGGATGCTGTGCACCGTGCCCTTCATGCGCTTGATCGCCACCACCTGCTGCAGGTAGGCGCGCTGTTCAGGCAGAGACTCGCCACACAGTTCCCAGCCCAGATCGCCAAAGCAATTGAGCTGCTCGGCCAGGTGTGGCAATGCAGACGCCTCGACCGTATCGAAGTTGTAGATCACCAGCGGGTCCAGCGGCAGTGCCGAAGTGGTGGCGTTCAGCGCTTCCAGCGTGCGGTAGTGGGCATCGCGCCGCATCGGCGGCACCAGGAGGCTCGGGTTGACTAAACGGGCGTCCATATCAGCCTTCCTCGTCGCCGACCACAGAAACCGTCAGCGCGCCCACCTGGGGCCATTCGTTGGGCTCCAGAACCAGCACGCCCGCAGGCTCCACCACGTTGACGCGGTAGACGCCGTACACATCCAGGGCGCTGGCGATCTGGCTGGGCACCACGTCAATGCCCAGCTTTGCCTGGATCCGTTTGATGTAGTTCAAGGCAGCCTGTTGGACGCGCACCTGCGAAGTCGCCGCATCGGCCCCCGAGTAGAGCGTCAGCTCAATCGTCAGATCAAATGCGCGCACGACAGGCGCCACAACGGCCACCGTGTCGCACAGCGGGCGACGCTGATCTGGGTTGCAGGCCGCGAACACCTGGGCGAGTACTGCGCCACTGGGTAAGCCGTCAGACATCAACGGGTGGATGTGCACCAGGCCAGGCTCGGGGCTGGTGATCGAGACATCGGTAATGCCTGCGTTCGCGCCGTAGCTGAAAAATTGGTAGGCCTCGCGGCTCCCGCAGTTGCTGAACTGTTCGGGCGCCAATACGATGCGCACCCGCAAATGATCGTCGTCTTCGGTGTCAGCGCCTGCCGAGCTGGCGTTGGTGTTGGCAACCGACTGCAGCTTCAAGGCCGCAGGGAGCGCGCTCTTCAAGGAAGCGATTTGACCAGGCAAAAAACCATTACCCACAGCGCCCAGCGTTTCGCATACTGCGCGCACATCCACGAAAGCTGCCACAGCAGGCACCAGCACATCCGCTGCTGTGGTGAACACCAGCGCGCCCGTGCCGCTCGATGCGCCCACCCGCGTGCCCGCAGGCAGTATGGTCCCAGCCAATGGCGCGGGTTTGAATGTGAAGCGCAGCGTGCATTCGGCAGCCGAAGCATCCAATCGGCCCACGCCGATGTTTTCGCCCAGCATGTCCAGGATCACGCCACGGCTGTAGCGCACCAGGTTGAGCTTGGCGGCGTCTTGAATTGCTTCGCGCATCAGCTTGTCGCGGTAGCTGATCACGTTGACCATCAACCGCTCCGCCTGCGCCGGGTACAGCGTGAGGCCGGTCAATTCTTGGTATTGCGCCACCAGCTCCCGCGTAATCGCTTCGGCATCGCGGTCGACAAAGCTGGGCTCGGCAAGGGTGCGGTCGAGGAGCGTCATTGAACGATCACCCCCAGGGCACTTTGCAAATCGTTCAGCTGCACGTTGGAGCTGAAGATCTGCTCGGCCACACCGTCAGCAAATTTCCATTCCACCAGCAGCGTTTTCGACGAGTAGTCGTTGGCCTCGGTTTGCGACACCACCACGCTCACCAGCTTGATCCGAATCACCCAGCGCTCGATGGCCTTGACCACACCACGCACGATATGCGGCCGCGCCACGTTCACCGGGGCGTCGATCCATTGCCACCAGTCCGATCCAAAGTCGGGCCGGTGAACGTCTGCGCCCAGCGGGGTGTAAAGCACCAGGATGATTTCCTGATGAATATCGTCAACGTCGGTAGCCAACATCCCGGCACGGTCGTTCAGCAAGCCGTCTTCGCGGTCGCTGGTCACGCTCAACGCGACTTGCGAAAACCCGCTGGCGCTATCGGTTGGGATGCTGGAAATGAGGGGCATGCGGGCAGTTTGACCAGCCCGCCCTCATGGCGACATTAAAACGGTTTATTGATCGCCGTTAGGCCGTAGGCGGCGTGACCGGCGTGCCTGGCACCGGCACGACGATGTTGTGAATGTGCTGCTGCAAGCTGATTGATCCAGCCGTCACATCACCATCCGCGTTCACGCTGCCGTCTACCTTCACATCGCCCGTGCAATGCACCAGTGGCGTGTCCAACACCACCAGCTCGGCCTTAACGGTGCAGGTGCCATCCACCGTGATCTCGGCATCGCCTTTGATGTCGGCCTTGAACAGGCCAGTTGAGCGGTTGTAGCTGAACCAACCACCGTCCTTGAACTGGATGCCGTATTCGTCCACATCATCGGTGGGCGGCTGGTCGACCTCGGAATAGATCGCCCCCATGATGCAGCCGTCTTCCAGCCGGTCGTCCATCAGACACTGCACCTGCTCGCCCACATCGGGTGTCCAGAAGCCCTTGTCATCTTGGGTCTTGGTGTAGAGCACCGGAATCCACTTGCTCAACAAGTCGTCAAGATCGGGAAATCGAATGATCGCCCAACCCACCTTGGCCTCTTCAACAATGCCGGTTTTGAACGACACCAGTCCGGTGTTCTTGCCGGTTTGTTTGTCCAGGCTGGTGGTGCTTTCTGAATTGCTCATGTGCGTACCCTGCGGGCCTCGATGTCGGTAGCGTAGCCCTGGCCTCGGCCATAGAC